CAGGCTTAGCATCCACTCCAAACTCTATATCAAGACCATTAGATAGCCTGCTTATGAAATCATCTGGTGCTATATATCTATTGACAGATTCTAAATTACTTAGAGATCTTTGACCAATCTTACCTGTTACTTTTTCAGAGTAATTATTCTGCATGGTAATGGATGCTTTGTCATAAAGATTCCAATCTACAGATACTGCCTTATCAACCCTAACTACTTTAAAATCTATTCCACTAAGATTAGATACAGCATTAGAGCGGAATCTTAAAAGAGCTTTGTGATTGTTTGGTAGAGATTTTTGCTTTTCTAGTATTCTTGGTTTCTGTGATCTAAAGAATTGTCCGGCTAACATGCCGCTCATTCCAGCGCCTACTATGACCATTTCCATACTCCTATATATGAAGAAAGGAGCCAAAAGGCTCCTTTCTGTGCACACATTAAACTAGGCTATATTAAGCAGTAGCGATACGATTCACTAGAGCCCAAATGCCAACATAATGAGATAGATGCTTTTGAACATTTGCTGATGTATCAGCGTGATCGCCTTCACCCATGATGTATGCAGTTGCTTCTTCCTTAGTCATGGTAGGATTACCAGCAAGGAATTCATAGAACTGACCAGCAAAGCTAGTACGGTTACCACCAGCCCCTTTAGGTTTAACAAATACATCAAGCTCATTTTTCTTAGCATAAGATCGAACAAGAGCTGCTGCTGAACGCTCAGTTGCACCTTTAACTGCTTCAACCAATGCAGCAACCGCTTCATCAAAGCCTTCTTCTTCAGATAGGTCACGGCCTTCTAAAGTATCTTCCACAAGCTTAGCACGATCTTCTTTTGAGATAGCCAGGCCAGCATCAATCATGAACTGGTTGTACAAACGAGTTACATTTTTGAATGTTGCACCAGCAGCAATCATTGCCATTTTGATTTCATCTTCGCTTTGCTCAGCTGCTACTGCTGAATCAAATGCTTCAACAATTGCATTGTGAGTTTCATTCTCTTCTACTTCTACTTCTTCTGTTACTATATCTTCAACTTCAGACATGTCACTTCTCTCTTTTGTGGTAGGTATTAATTAACTTACTAGGGAATATAGATATTACTCTATATAGGGTGTTAGGTAAAGTATTATAGCTATTCTTTTATATCTTTTTATCCTAAGCGCTATTAAATTTAGAATCTTTAATTATAAAGTATTTATTTTTCTTTTGAACCAGTATTTTTATTGGCATGTTTAAATCTTCTGCTTGCTCTAACAATTCATGTGCACTATTGCAAGGACTTCCGCCTCTGTACTTAACCCAGTGATCAGCTTTATGCTTAGCAAATCCTTTGTGCTCTACACAAATAAATTCACTAACTGATTGCTTGCCATACTTATATGTTACTTTTAAGCTAGATGGAGAGCCAAAGTTTGAGTGCACAGAATACTCTACATCTTCTACTTCTATCCAATGATTCTTCCCATCCTCTATTATTTTGTAGTCACCAGCAACAGCGGAAAGTCCATGTTGGAATTTAAACTCATGTCCGCAATCTGGGCAAATCTTTATAGCTGGAGGAAGTATAGAATTGCAACCAGGGCAAGTCTTTACAATTGGATCTCCACCATCTTTCCCTTTGCCTTTTGTTTTTACAAGAACATCATTAATTGGCCCAAGACGCTCAGTATTACCAGCAAAGTCAAGAACGAGACAGTCACTCTTGCCTTGAATAATACGGCTTCCCCTTCCAAGCATCTGGACATGAAGAATGGGAGAATTTGTAGGGCGAAGTATACCAATGAGATCAATCCCAGGTTCATCAAAACCAGTAGTGAGTATATTGACATTAACAACACATTTGTATTTTCCATTTTTGAATTCCTTTATTACTTTTTCTCTACAAAAGCCAGATTCTTTCATCTGGGAATGAACAGGAGCAGTTGGTATGCCATTTCTAATTAGCATCTCTGCTATGTGCTCTGCGTGTTTTATATCTATTGCAAATATAAGCCATTTCTTTCTATCCTTACCAGCAGCTATCATCTCCTTAATTGCTTCGTTTGTTATGATCTCTCTATCAAATCTATCAGATAGTTGCTTCTCATTAAAGTCACCTCCCTTTAGCTTAATGCCAGTAGTATCCATTTCCAGCTCTGTACGTTTAGTAGTTAGCTTGGAAAGAAATCCTTCATTCACTAGCTGTACAAACTTATCTGAAGTAGTCCAATCATAGCAAAGATCATCAAACATAGCACCGTCATGGTCGCCATAGATATAGCCAGTACCAAGGCGGAAAGGAGTAGCAGTAAAACCAACGCAGATATACTTACCAATGCCAGAAAGAAATTTCTGATACATCGTATTTTGCTCAACAGATATGAGATGGGCTTCATCAACTATCACCAAATTAAAATCTTTGAATATTTCAGGATTTCTGTAAACAGATTGAATTCCTGCTACAGTCACATTGTTTATTTCTCTTCTTCCTAGCATTGATGAGTTAAGACCTACATCACAGTTAAGATACTTTGATAGTGAAGCATGGTTCTGCTCTAATATCTCCTTAACATGAGATAGCACTAGGACTTTAACATTCCATTTTGATACGCAGTGCTTTATAAGATCAGCGATACAATATGTCTTGCCAGCCCCTGTAGGCAAAGCAACTACTGGGTGCTTGCCTTTGTTCAAGCGGAAGTACTTTATCACAGCAGGTGTAACTCCAGCTTGGTAGTGCCTTAACTCAATGCTCATTTAAACATATCTCCTAGATCATAATCACTACAAGCAATTCTTTGCATCATTTCTTCTATATCACCTCCATGCAATCCACAAGCCCATCTTCCTTCATCCAATACATCTACGTGCTTGCAGCTACGACATGTTTTCAAAGGTTTTTTGCCTTTGTGGCATACATGTCTGGCATCACACATCTTGCACTCAAACCAGGTTGCCTGGCCAGTTCCAATTTTTGGAAGTAGCACATCAGACATAATGATTTCCGCTTCTTTGCGCCTGCTATCACTAAAGTAGTCTAGATCAAATTCTATCCACTCAATATAGTATTCTGAATCATTCTTATTAGTTGCCATATACAAGCACTTGTCCAAATTCAAGTATCCCATATATGCTTGGCACTGCCCATAGTGTACTGGCTTAGCCTTCTTAACCTTATTCTTTTTGAGGTCTTTGAAGCTCTTATCATTGTGTGTTTTAAATTCAACTAAGAATTTCCCATCACAATTAAACCCAGTACCATCAGTGTGTCCTTTCCAGTGACCTCCAGTAGCTACAATTGATTGTTGCTGATTTTCTACTGTGATGCCTACTGATGCAAGGTCAGCAATCATTACTTCTTCAGCGGAGTGTCCTACATCAAACAGGCGTTTAATTCTGCTAGAATAGGATGATTCAAATGCCCAGTAGTGACAATATTGTAAATATCTGTGACAAGAATGGCCTATCTGTGATAAGCCTAAGTATGGGCGTAGCCCTTCTGTTATTATTCTATTGTTTAAAGCATCAGCAATAGATTCTGTTTTGGGTATTAAAGCCATTATGGATAGTCCTTTCGTGATAGCTGAAAATGTGGGCCATCTTCTAAAGAAGTCCAGTGCCCTCCCCATTCAACCTGAACACCATGCATGATAGCAGATCTGAACATAGCCTTTGCAATCTTTTTATAGTGCCGCATCTCCCAAGATACTTCACCGTCAACCCAAGCAAATAGATCAACTGCATGTACCCCAAATATATCTTCCTCACGCCTTATGTGGCGAGACTTCATTGTTTTTGACTTACCATTGGCTACTAGCTTTTCTTGTTGCTCAATTGTGCGTTCTGTTTCACCCACTGCAAAATCAACTTCGCTTATTCTAATAGCAGTTTTGACTACTTCTTGCAATAAGCCTCTACACTTACTTAGCTTATTTAAAGAATTGCTACTTAATTTATAACCACTCATTGAAACATCCTCATTAAATTATTATCTAATGTGCAATGATCTTTATTTACATTATCACGCGATTTCTTTTCTTGCTCAAGCTCTTTGACACATATTTTACACTTGTATTCATTACCTTTGTAGAACTCACTCCACAAGCGGAATTCTTTGCATGGGCCAGTACAAATCCTACCTGTACCGCCCATTCTCTCAGGGACTGATAGCTTGTCCTTTCTCTTTGTCATCAAATATTCTCACTTCATCAAGACCACTTTCTTTTCTGATTTGATTAAGCTCTTCTATGGTTGATGTTGCTATGTCTTCAATTAAGCATACTTTCAAAGAATCAATAGCAGAGGAGTTCTCTGCTATCTTTTGTATGCTCCCTAGCTGCTTCTCTATGAAAGAGAACTCTTCTTCACTAAGGAAGTGCATTTATTAATGCCTTTTCAAATCAGTTATGATTTCATCCATTGAAGCGCCTGGGTCCAAGACTTTAAGTTTATCACCAAGTCCTGATAACTTTGCTTGTAGCATTTTCTCTGCTACAGTCTTTGCCATATCAACTCCTACAATTGAAGGCATTATGTCTTCCATCATAAGGGATATGCTTTCTGCAAGAATTCCAGATAATACATCAGCTGCAACATCAGGCTTGCCCATATCATCACTTATTTTATCCATAAGTGTTTTTGTATCACCAATGCATATTGTGCTAAGTATTGCAAATGCTGATACATTTATTTTAACAATATCATCAAGAGATATACCTTTGCCTTCAACATGTAAGTGCCTAGACATATCAGCTAGGAAATCCGCTCTTGCGCTTTGTACTTTATCAAATAAGATATTGTGGAATTCTTTAGCAGGATCAAAATCATCCTTTTCTTTAGCAGGCACTTCTAGGAATCCACGAGGATAATACTTCATACTATCCGTGTCAAATTCGCTTTCGTGATAAGTAGTGGAGAACTTATCTCCAAAAGCATCAACAGTAAGCTGACGCCCTTCACTTGCATTCTTACAAGAGATTGTAGCCACACAATCTTTATCAAATATTGCATCACCAATAGTGTGCTTGTGAACTTGTCCAAAAGTAACGTATGTAGTTTCCATTTTATTTCCTAGTATTCAAAGTTTGAGAATGCCCCTTTCGGGGCAAAGTTGCTAATTAATCTAAAGGATTGTCATCAGAATCCAATTCAGCTTCTGATTTATAACCTTTGATTTCATTCTTAGCAGGCCATTGAGAAGTCTCAGGCTTAACAGAGACCTTCATAGCAAGCGGAATGTTGTGTAGATCTTCAGTGTCTTCAAGCTCACCAGTGTGCTCTACTGCTTCACAGATAGCTTTTAGATCAGATCGTGCAATCTTAACTGCTACATCAGATTTATTTATGATGTTAAGATTTGTAAAGATCATACGACCTTCGTGCTCACCTTCTAGAACCTTGAAGCAAAGCGAGATATACTTGCCAGTTTTGTCTTTAGTATTCTTTAGCTCAGATTTAATAATCTCAGCAGGATACCAACCAGCAGGTATGGGCGCAAATGGATCTGAATCAGCTTCTTCAGGTGTGAATACATCAGGTAATAATGCCATTTCTTAGTTTCCTTTTTTCTGTTTGGCCATTATCTTATTGATAATAGCAGTCATGTTAGGAGTCTCAACAGATGCTAAGGCTCCGCTTCTATCCTTTTGAAAGGATATTCTTGTAGGCTGGGTTAGCAATTGTGCTGTTCCCTTCCTATCAACTTCTAATTTGAAGAGTTCATCAACCATATAAGGCACTTGAGCACCAAGTACTTTGCCTGGAATCATCAACTCTTCAGTTACTTTTCCTGTATCCTCATCCTTTACTGTTATAAGCTTGGATGTAAACACAGTATGCTTGCCTTTAATATCTCTAAACTTACGAAGCATAGGCATTACAGCACGCGCCATCTCACCATATGCCTGTCTAGCATCTTTGTGATTAGGCAATACTTCTTGTATGATGACTTCTGCTATCTCTGAAAGGGAATCAAGGCAGATAGTTTGATAAGTATCA